GCCTTTACCAAAGACGCCGGCGATATCGGTAGGCGAGGTAATGAAGTCAATATAATTCTCAACACCTTCCATACCTCCGATAGCATATGATGCCACAGCACCACCCACAACAATACCTTCGACTATGTTAATACCGGGAATTGCTGCGAGCATCATCTCCCCTTTCCAAATCCAAGCCAATGCGGCTACAGCATAAAGAGTTTCATCAATGTCCTCAACCGTAAACTTCTCATCCTCATCCATGAAGACTTTTTGATGCCATATCCACCATACGGCGATGGAGCGATATCGTTGTGTCTTACTGCCCCACATATTCAAAACACCCGCTGTGCGATTTCGTAAGAACGTTTCAACCTCATCAAATAAGGGATCTCTTTCTCTTTACCAATCATAGCAGCGGTGACATAATCGCAAGGGGGAACATGGACCTTCGTACCTTGGTCGGCAGTTGGATCTACATAGCATACTCGAGTGATGTATATGCGTTTTGAATTGGATGCTGTGCCGGTGCCAAAGAATGATGTTGAATATTGGTTGGCAATTGTGCCAGTACCGGCTTTTATAAATTCTCTAGTCCTACCGTAGATAACTTGATTCATATTGAAGTCCGAGCGAGGGAACCCCGGAAGATCGCCATCGCCGGTCGAATAGATTGCCGCATTTACCAAGGTGGTATCGTCGATGGGTTCCGTTGTTACCAGATCAATGATAAAGAAGTCTGAATTTCCCCGTGGCCCCCAGCCTTCTTGAATGTCTACACTTCTAATGAAGGTGGTCAGGTCATCATGAGTATAGCCCGAGAGATCGTAAAAGGATCGTGCGGCATATGTAGGGTTAGCCAAGTTGTCTAATATCTGCCATTGACTATCAGAGATGCTAGCAGGGAACGCTGCCGGGGCGGGCGATTCTCCCATATCGATATCACAGGCTTCAATTAATTTATCCAGCAAACGCGGTCCTTCAAGAGTCATTTGGTTCCCTTCTTCTTCCATTTGATAGGCTTGAGTCCCTTCGCCTTTCGCCCTTTGTTGATGGCGAGTTGGGTCTTTCTCGTCATTGGTTTGCCCTTTCTTTTGCGCTTAGCGGCAGTTGGATTTTTCGTTGTACTGCGTCGTGTAGACCTAGGTGCCTTACCCTCTTTGACTTCATCGCCATGAATGTGAACGTGTATCTCCAAGAGATCACCTTCACGATTCTGCGGTACTCTGTATTGCGATTGCCATCCAGTCTTTGGATCCCAATTTTACTACTCGACATCTAATCCGAGCCGTACATCGCACTGTGGATCCGCCGATAGCAGCGCCGTCATTGCCGCCGACGAGGTAAAGCGTATCGTTGACCACCATGAAAGCCTCAGACAATGAGGCTGGGCCGTAGTTATCAGGGTAGAAATCATTGGAATGACTTGAAATATTGTTGGCTACATCGATGTTGAGTACACCCGAAGCCACTAAACTTTGGTCGGTTGCTATAACGAAAGCTGTGTTTGGGTTTTGGTCGGTTAGTTGAAAACCGTAAGAACCGTTACCTGCTAGCATTTGTTGTACATCCGAGTCGTAATTCGAACCTCGTTGAAGGATGAAATCCACGGATTCAATAGCGATTGCTTGGCCCGTTGGGACATTAACATATGCCCCCAAGTCTACTGTTGCTTGAAATCTAGATCCATCGACGGCTGCTGCCGTCATTGATACTCGTTCGGTAAGGTAGAAACTACCCGTCTTTGGTGTTGCCATAGTCATCGCATGCGGACCAGGCCTAAAAAGCATGGTCCGCGCTCCGCATCTGGTAAATATCTTGAATATAATCATAAGGAGGGCCCTCTTGGGGGGTTCATTGGCTGAGTGTTCACTGTTTCATAGATACAGCCAATCATCAAACCAATGAAAGTATTAGGTATCGATCCGATTCCATAGGGTGTCCGTCTGTCACCCATTTGATATACTAGGACTTGCTCGGATAATCATGGACGAAGACCCACCCTTAGCCATAGTAGCATTAGAAGTTCAACTACAAAGAATAGCCGATACCCTTGAGCGTTTGCTCAAGATCAGTGAGATGAGCCTATGAAGTGCAAGTGGTGTTCGAGAACCACCCGGATGCGATATGTTAACTTCGGCGCCTCTGGTGCTGATGTTCTAATGATATGTGATGCAACGAAATGGGAAAATGGTATTCCTATTTCTAATTCGTGTGGTGAAGATTGAATGACTTCGGTACAAATACAATTCAGACTTAACAGCAGTTCACCCCTCTATCAATGGGTAAAACAATTGGAAGATGCTGGGGAGAACGTGAGCGAAGCCATACGGTCCCGTTTGCTCTCTCAACTCGCTCAAGATGTCAATTCCACATATTATCCCCTTTACCTGGTCCATATGAGAAACTCAGAAAACTGGCTGCTCGCTCAACGAGTTATGCCCAGCGCTCATCGTGACCTGATGATGGATGCGATAGCAAAGCATCGAGGCGGTTTTGATATGACCGTGACCAATTAATAGCCCGGCGTCGGATTGGCCCAACGACCATAACTGAGCAACTCTAAACCTTGGTCGACTTTCGCCTCGGCCCAATCCATTCCACGATCTACTTTCTCCACATACCAAGAGGCAGCCGCTTCGACGGGATCCTTAATCACTTCTTCATAAATTGTCTTCTTAGTAAACTCCCACTTTTCTCCAGTGCCTTTACCAAAGACGCCGGCGATATCGGTAGGCGAGGTAATGAAGTCAATATAATTCTCAACACCTTCCATACCTCCGATAGCATATGAT